ATTCAAGGCTTGGGCTTGCGCCCGCACCCATCCAGCAGCGGGTGCCGGGTCTTTCGATCCGGCGGTTCACGACCGGCTCGTCGCCGGGCGCTTGGCGGCAATGTGCCTGGGGTGTGGCAAAGCGTCCAACCCCACAGGGGGTAGATGTCATGTGGGCGCAAAAAAGCCGCCTCGGTGGGCGGCTTATCTTGTCTATAAGGGCTAGCTACTTGTTCTCACTCTGACCCCTTGTACTCAGGGAACAGCGCAGCAAAGTGCGCGGCTTTGTTGGTGGCCGCCAGTACAGGTAGACGTAGACGACCATAACTCGCCACCACCATCACCTCATTCGGCGCTGTCACTTTTGCCGCCAGAGTTGTGCCCTCAGATTCCAGCGCCTTGCGGGCTTCGATTGTTTCAGCGTCGTCCATGATGGCCCTGCCTAGATTGAGCAGCAAAGCTCTTACGCGCTCAGTTGCTGCAATTTCTTCCTCTGTCATGTCGCTGTGATTTTTGTAGAGGCTTTTCATTGCTTGGCTCCTTGCAGGTTGTCTGCCGTGGTTGGTGTCTCGATGCCGTTCATGCCGGTGCCATGACGACTCCTTAACAGTCTGATTGGTTAGAGCCCACACCAGATGCCAGTCCGGTGTGGGCTCGCTATTTTAATCCGTGCGAAGGGTTTCCATGCCCTCGTTCGCTCCAACGTTGGCGCTATACGGTGCCTGCGGTGTCATCGTTGACGTGTCGCCCGGCTCTCCGCCAGGATCAACCACTGGCGTCGCCTGCGCCGGCGTCGGGATGTTGGGGTCAGCGCCTTCCGGGTTTGGTGGCTGCCACCCAGCCTGCTTCATCACGATGTCGCCAATTGGCGCCACAGCAGGATTCAACGCGATCTTCTCGCCAGCCTGCATTGCAGCGAACGCGCCGGAAATGCCAGTCTGCACCGCCTTGGCCATCAGTTCCTTGATCTGCGCCTCGCTCAAGCGTTCCTTGATGTCCAGCTCGCGCGCCTTCAACTCGTTGCCGGCCTGCTTGAGCGCATCCTGCACTGCCTGCTTGATGCGCTGCTCGATCTGCTCGGGTGATTCCTGCGCCGATGCTGCGCGCAACGCCTCGACCAAATCTCTTTTGAAGGGCACGTCCATAAGGCTCGCCAAGAACGGCATCGCCGCCGCCTGGTACTGCGCCGGCAGGCTCTTGATCGCCTCGCTCATCGCGTTGAGCTGCTGGCCGCGATAGGTGTTCGTGCTCGGCACATCCTCCAGGCCAACTTTCAGCACCGTGCGCTGCAAGTCGTTGGACAGGTACTCCAGCCCGGTCACTGGGTCAATCTCGGGCTGATTGATCGTCACCGTGCGGTCAGCCGTCACCGCATCCCCTTCGATCACGACCGTCACAGGCTCCTTGCCCATGTCCTGCACGATCATGCTCATCAGCAGCTCGCCAACCTGTGTGCGCGCGCGCTTGAAGTTGCCCGTCATGTGCGACAGCGACTGGTTGGCCTGCTCGACCTGGGTCTGCTCCTGAATCCCGCTGGTGGCCGTGCCGCGCCGGCCCGAGAACGCGCCCGATGCCGCCGGATTGATGCGCTCGATCGAGTTGCGGGCGTTCTGCAGCTGCTCCAACTGCTGCGCGTTGGCCTGAAAGTCCCGCTTGACCTCGAACTTCGCGCCCGGCTGGGCCATGTGCTGCGCATCGAGCACGATGTCCGCGTCCGGCCGTGCCACCGTGCGCCTGAAAACGTCATCCGCCATCGCCACCGCGCCCTTGGTGCGCTCCGTGCGGTACGAACTCATGCCCCAGCGCAGCCGAGCATTGCCATTGTTCAGGGTGTCCTGCTGGTCGATCAACCCGCGCACGTAGCCAAAGGGCACGCCCGTGCCGTCCTCGCGGAAGCCCCAGAACGGCACGTAGGGGAAATGCCGGTGGTTGTAGATCGTCGGGCCATCGAACAGGCAGTGCGGGCCGAGCCAGTAGCTGCGGCGCACCCTGGGCACCGCCGCGCGCATGTGCTGCACGCGGCCATTGGCCAGCGCGAAGACGTGCGCCGGGTTGTTGGCGTCGTACTCCACCACGCGCCCATCCGGGCTTTTCAGCACCACCACGTCCGACCAGCGCCGATACCAAAGCTCGGACACGCACACTTCCTTGCTCACCGGATTGAACCAGCGGTCTTCCATCCGCGTCCACTCGCGCGCGATGTTCCATGCCCGGTTCAAGCCCGTGCTGCCGCCGCCGTAGCCCGTCTCGTCATACTCGGCCCACCAGTTGATCCCGGCCCGGCCGTAACGGCGAATCAGCTCCTTTTGCTCAGGGAACACCCGCGCCAGCCGCGACGGATGCAGCCAGCGTTGCCGACGCAGCCAGCGCGCGTCGCTCAAATCGTCGCGCGTGCTCGTCCAATCCCAGTGAATCTCGTTGCGATGCACCGCCTGGCACTGGTAGGCGTAGTCGAACGGATCGGGGTTGCGCGCCACCTCCACCCAGCCGATGCCCACGGCGATCTGCGGGTAAAACGCCGCCGAGCAGGCATCATCGGCGTGGCTCTGGCGCTCGGCCTCATTCAGCCGGAAGTTGATCGCGTCCGCCACGTCCTGGCCGCCCTGCTGTCCGTTGGGCGTCACCCGCCAGTCCGTGCGCGTGGCCACCTCATAGCCGCGAATTCCCTCCAGCGCCGCGCCGATCAGGTTCTCCATCGTCGTTGGGATGCCCTGCGCCTTCATTGCCCGGATCAACTCGGTATCCAGCTGATTGCCCTCGGCGTAGTCCATCTCCTTGTCCGCGTCGCGGCGCCAGGTTCGCGGCTGCGCCTCGATTTCCTCGACGATCTCGCGGTACTCGGCCAGCGTCAGCGGCACATCACCATCTGGCGTGTCCACGGGATCGAGTTCGGGGTTGTTGTCGGTCATGGTGGTGGTTCTCGTCAGATGCAGGCCGGCTCCGGCGCTTCCACGTACTCACTCTGGTTCTCGTTGCGCATCAGCTCGACCGCCTGGCCGACGTAGCGAAAGCAGTCCGCGCCATGGCTGAATTCATCGTGCAGTGGCGCCATCGGCTCGTCGGTCTTCAGGTGCAGCGCGCGCCGGTACCGCCGCAGACACTCGATCAGTCTGGTGGTCTTGCCCCGGTCGAAGTAGCAGCGCGGAAACAGCATGCGCGCACCCTTGATACCTTCCTCGACGCTCACCTGCCCCAGCACCACCACCTGGCGCCGGCCCATACCCGCCAGTTGCTGCTGCGTGCTCTTGCCAGTCTGGAAGTTCTTTGTGCGCCCGTCGTGCGGCAAAAAGTCCGTGCCCCAGCGGAAGGGTCGCTTCTCCAGCTGGGCGACATACCAGTCCAGCGTGCGGTGGCTGTCCTCAATGTAGTCGATGATGCGCACGTCCTGCGGGCCGCGCTGCACCATGGCAATCGCCATTGCGTCGTTCCAGCCCAAATCCCAGACGGTATGCACCGCCAGGCCGGGGTCGTAAGGCACTGGGCACACCCGCTCTTCGGCATACAGTGCGTCGATCTCGTGGCGGTAAATCGCCCCCTCGGCCACGCGACGCGGTTTGCCTTCCCAGATGTGATCGTAGTCCTCCGGGCTCGCAACCCGCGCCTTCTTGCGCTCCAGGTCCAGCACCTGCGGAAACCACGGGTTGTCGCGCCAGTTGACCTGGCACACCCATGTGTCCAGGCTGCGCCGCTCGATGAACCGAACGTAAGTTTCGTCCGTGTCCATGTCCGGGTTCAGCGTCATCCAGATTTCCGAGTGCTCCTTGCGGATCGTCGGAATCAGCACGTCCCAAGAGCGCTTGCTGACGCCGTGAGCTTCTTCCACCCAAACCACGTCGACGCCCTCGTAGGACTTGATCGAGTCCACGGTGTGGCTCTGCAGGCCTGTGAACAGGAACAGCGAACCGTTGGCGCCCCTGATTTCGGTGTCCGTGATCTCATAGAACGCCGTCAGGCCCATTTGCACGATCTTGTCGCGCAGCAGCCGGTGCACCGAGTCGCGCATCGACTTTTGAATCTCGCGCGCACACAGCACCCGCAGCGGGTTGCGCGCCGCCATGTCCAGCAGCACCATCGCCACGCCGTGCGACTTGCCACCGCCGCGCCCGCCGTGCAGCACCTTGTAGCGGCGCGGCTCGTACAGGCCAGCCAGCTTCTCAGGCAGCTTCAGCTCAAGTGCCAGCATCAGGCGTCATCCTCATCGTCGCGCAATGGCGCCCGGACAAACGTCACCGTGCTGTGCACCTGCACCGGCCCGCCATCCGGCCCCATGTGCGCCGTCTCCACCTTGTCACGCCACCGCTCGGGCTTTCGGTTGCGCAGCCAAAGGGACGCAGCCGCCGTGTCCGGTGGGTAGAACTTGCGGATCGGAGTCTTCACCAATTTGCCGTTCACAACCCGAATGTCCACCTCGTCGTGCTCATAACCCATGGCGCGGGCAAACAGCCGGCTCTCGACTCGCTCATCGGCGGCATCCTTTCCAAGTCGCGTGGCATTAAGAAATTCTGGTACAGATGTCCGCCAATTGAACAGTGTCACCGTACTGACACCGAAGAAATCCGCCAGCTCCAGATCGGTTGCACCCAGTGCGGCCAGCTTCTTTGCTTGTCCGATGTATTCCTCTCGGAAGGAACTGGGTCGCCCGACGCTGCGGGTCGGCGTCGGCTTGGTTCCTGGCGCTTTTTTGGCAGGTGCGCGCTTGCCGGCCGATTTTGTGGCGGCGGCTCTGGTTGTGGCTATCTTGGTCGATGGCGCCGGCTTCTTGTCCGGCTTGCGTGCAGTCATGCGCGCAGTGTCCTTGCGCCCTGAGCGACAGTCCAACCCCACAGGGGACAGGCGGCACGCGCC